TGTAAGTGGAGAGGTTACATCACCATTACATAATCCTGCGGGACAAGGGTTAACTCAAGTTGAAGCTACAAGTGCTAGTGCCACACCTAATGCAGCATTCCCTGCTGAAACAAATACGACAAAAGAGTCAGGTAATTTAACTAATCCTGCCGAAAATCCTACACAAGGTGGTGTTGAGCAAATTAAAAAAGAAGTTAAAGGTAGCGTTAAACCTAGAGCACCCAGAGGTTCTAAAATTGCAGAACTTGAAGCATCTGGATTAACCAAGCCAGAATTGAGTATGAAAAAATACTTAACTTCATTTTATGGTGGTGGTGAGCATGGTGAAGATGCTTACAAAAAAGTTACAGAAATATTAGGTAAAACACCTGCGTATCCTGTAGATGAAAAAGGAAAAATGACAGGTGGAGGCTTAACAAAAGATGAAAATGATTTAATTAAAATCTTTAGAAAAGAAAACATTGAAGGTCCAAAAATTAATTTGACTAAATCAATGAAAGATCAATTATCTGAAATCAAAAAAGCAGGAGGCAGTAAAACTGTTAAAGGTGCTGCGTTGCTATCTGCTTTAGTTGCATTGCCAGAATTTGTAAATGCTAAAAATGCTTATGAAATAAGTCAAGCAAAACAAAATCTTGGTGAATCATTGCTTCCAATTGGTGCGACACCAACTCCTGTTGAATCAGGTAAATTAACCAACAAACAACTTGAACAATATAAAGAATATGGAAAATTAGGTTCTCCATATCGTCAGGCATTTCTTCAGCAAACTGGTGGAAAATAATGGAAAACGTAACCCACGAACAAATATACGAAAGGTTGGTTTCTTTAGAAGCCAAGGTTGATGACATTGATATCAATACCAAAGGTATGGTAGAAGCGTTTAATAACCTCCAGGGTGCGTTTAAAGTGCTTGGGTGGATAGCCAATGTAGCCAAGCCTATTATTATTGTTGTAGGGTTCTTTACTGCGTTGACTGCATTCATCCAGTTCTGGAAGAAGTAATGGAACCGATTACTGCCTGTCTAGCAGTACTCTCTGCGGTTAAGCAGGGTGTTGCTATGTACAAAGAGTTTAAGAATACAGGCAAAGAGGCTTTTGGGGTTATGCAGGAGATATCTCAAGGGTTGGGATCATTCTTTGAGCATAGTGAAAAAGCCCATAAAGAATTAAAAGAAAGAGAAAAGAACCCTCCCAAGGGTAAATCTATCCAAACTCAAGCCTTAGAGAATGTACTTGCTAAAAAGCAATTGCAACAGGCAGAATACGATCTCAGGCAAACTTTAATCTATGAGACACCTAAAGAGTTGGGTGCTATGTGGGATGAGTTCCAGGCAGAGCGTAGTAAGTTATTGGCAGACAAAGCTAAGTTTGATATTGCTCAAAAAAAAAGGATATCAAGGATGCTAGAGACAGGCAAAAACAACTTGATGTCTTGCATTACAGAATTGCTATCGGTACGTCAATCGTTGCAATACTGTTAACTATCTTTGGTTTAATGTTTTACATCAGGCAAGATTATTTAAACAGAAGAGAAGATGAAGGTTGGTATATAGAGTTTAAAAAAAACTTTATAAATGATGGTAAAGAAGTTGAGTGTTACAAAATGTTTAGGCAAACTGGGTATCTACCAAGATACTGTAATTAGGAGTTAATATGGATTGGTTAAAAACTATTGCACCTACTATTGCCACAGCCATTGGAGGACCTTTAGGTGGTCTAGCCTATGAAGCAATTTCAAAAGTCTTGGGTATATCTCAAGATGATGCCAAAAAGATGCTTGATGATGGCAAACTCACTGCTGATCAGATAGCAAGTGTTCAGCAGGCAGAGATAGCTCTCAAGGCAAAGGCACAAGAATTGGGTTTAGATTTCGAGCAACTGGCAGTCCAAGACAGAAAGTCAGCCAGGGACATGCAAACAAATACTCACTCATTTATTCCTCCAGCCTTGGCTATTATGGTCACATTAGGGTTTTTTGGTATCTTGGTAGGATTGATGATGGAGACATTCAAGACATCAGATGCATTACTACTTATGTTAGGTAGTCTTGGCACAGCCTGGACTGCTATCATGAGTTTCTATTTTGGGTCTAGTGCAGGCTCACAAGCCAAGGATGCAATGCTACATAAATCATCACCATTGGAGGAAAAATGATTAATTCTAGAGATTTAAATGAACTACTTCCTGTGGTTAAAAGTAAAGCTGAAGCCTTTATTGAAACCTGTAAGCAAAATGATATTGATCTATTGGTTACAAGCACTTATAGAGATATTGAGTCGCAAAATGAACTCTATGCTCAAGGACGCACTAAAGATGGAAAGATTGTCACTAATGCTAAAGGTGGTGAATCTTTTCACAATTATCGTTGTGCTCTGGATGTCGTACCGCTTGTCTCTGGGAAACCCGACTGGGATGGATCTCATCCAGTTTGGAAAAAAGTAGCAGAGATAGGAGAGAGTATTGGGCTTGAATGGGCAGGAAATTGGAAAGGTAGTTTTCGTGAAATGGCTCATTTCCAATTCACCAATGGTCTTACATTAGCTGACCTGAAAGCAGGTAAAAAGATAGAGGGTTAGTAGATTAACCTGCCCTCTGCCAGGTGCTAAAAGGATCTATACCGCATCAAAATTTCAGGGGGTGCGGTACAGGACCAAGCCTTTCTCATCTACCAGGATAGTTGCTTGGCGCAATTATGATCCCCCTATGATTCGCAAAGAAATATTAAAACTAGCCAAGATATTAACGTAAAAACTGCACCTCCAATCATACACAGAGCTGCAAATATTAAAGAATCTATAAGCATATTATCCTCCTGGTAGGGTAGACACAGGGCAGGAGTCCAATCAAAATCCCCATGCCTACCCAAAACTGGTTAAAAGGGTACAGTATCGTCCTCATCTGGGATTTCTCTGCGTGTAGATTGTTGTATGTCACGATCCTTTGGTGTTAATGATAAGCTAAAGAATTTCTTTTTATCTTTTTTGCTTTCTTTAATCCAGGCACTTAACCAGTACTCTGTACCATTTACATTAATCTGACCCTTGTATACGGGATCTGTTTCTTTTTTAGCATTGTCGTTTTTAAACAATGTACCTTTGTTTGTGTTGTCAAATGCTCTGTATTCACTCATTTTAAAGATTCTCCATGTTTCTTAATTGCTGACCTTGTTGTACTAGTTAACTTCTTCCAAAGAAATGTTTTCTCTTCGTCATCTGTCACTTTTAAATACTCTTTGTATGCACCCACTATATCGCCCTGTGAGACGATATCTTCAATACCTATGGCAATGTCTGTCAATTTGTTTTCAGAGTCCTCATCAAGCTCTATAACGCTATCGGTGGGGGTCTGACGTTTAACGGGGGTCTGTCCAGTTGTAGCATCTAATACATCATGCTCAACAATCTCAAGTGCAGCAACCCACAAATATCTTCTTTGATAGGTTTCTACTGCACCAATGTTTTGCACTTCGTGGCATCCCTTAAGTGCAGCAGATCCCATTGGTGACGTAATGACAATAGTATGCTCACCAGGAGCATCTATGTTTACTATTGTCATGGTTGCATATTCTTTTTCAAAAGATATATTGGAACACAAACCTACTTCATCAAAGATATTTAAAGCAGGAATAAGAAAGTCTCCAAGCTCAAAGTACTGATACCCTGCAAACTTATTTAACCCCGACTTCTTCAGTTTCTGCTGATGAAACTTGTTCCTCGCTAGATTCAATTTCTGATATGTGTTCATTTGTTTTATTCCTAATCTTATAAATTATTTGTTGGTTAACTACTTCATATTCATAAACAGTATCACAAGTGTCACATCTCATGATACCTTTGTACACAATGCGATACAAATTTTCGGACTTAAGAGACTTTGTGTGTCTCCTAATTCCACAATATTTCTTTGCCTCGCCACATTCCTCACGCATAGCGATCAAACTCTGTTGATACTATCTTACGTTGGGTGTCTCTATCAAATTCTCTAAATCCAATAAAGTGCTTATGTCCACAACAAATTTCATTAGTTGTTTGAACTTCTAAACAATGTTCACAATAATGTAATCCGTAGAATTCTTTTAAATTCTTAGCTATAAAATCTTCGTAGTCTTGCTTTAATTTCATTTTGGATTTCCTTAAAATAGTTTACTAATCTCTTTCTAAATGACCATTTATATGGTCCTTCTGTTTCAATTTTCATACTGCCTTCATTACCCTTTGATTACGACCTGAGAAACCTGGTCGTTTCTCTCCTGTATCCATTATTAAACCTTTTTTCATCAGAGGACGATATCTAGGGGTAATAGAACTAGCTCTGTATTCAGCCAACATATGCTCTACGTCCTGACTAATGCACCCCTGTGGAAAGCTCCTAATCGTGTCCAAAACGATTTGTTCTAACTTTGTAGGATCTACTGACTGTGCAGCTTCT